ATTATGATCCATAATCTCGTTGTATTCCTGTAAAGACAGGTTATTTTGGTACAACATCTTAGCTGCACCCATCATTGCACCAGCTAAAAGAACTTGATCCTCTGAGCTTTGTGTACTTTTGTCAGAAAAAGCCATCAATTCTACAAAATATTCTTGTAATTTTTCTACTGGTGTTCTCATTTTAATTTTTTTGTTTAGACAAGTTAACATTTGCACGTAATTGTGCAATATCTTCTTGTGAATCTATCTTAGCTTCAGTTAATTCTTCATTTTGAGCCAATTTTGCTGCATCCATGGCAACTTTTGCTTCATCTGCAGCAGCTTTTCGCTGTAAATCTTGTGCTTTTAGATTAATTTCTTGCTGTTTAAGTTCAATTAGTGGGTCTTGACCTTGTTCGCCCATCATTTGTTGCTCTTCAGTAACCATTTGCTCTGTCATTTGCACAATTCTTTCAGCAATTTTTGATTCTAATAGCTCTTGCATCTCATTTTGTTGCTCTGGAGGTATCTGACCACCAGCTTTTGCTTGCATCTCTTCTAATTCTTTTTGCATTTCTTGTTCTACCTCTTCTCTAGCCTGTAAAGCAACATGTTCTGCTATGTGCGATTGTAAAATCATCATAGTTTGTGGATTTGTTTTTACTAAAGCGCTAGAGAAAAAAGCTCTATGAGCGTCAATGTGTGCGTTATGATTTTGTTTTCTAAAAGCTGTCAATGCTCCACCTGATAAAGCAGTAGCATTTTCTTGACCAGGATCCAAAGGTTGTGGACCTGAAGGTGGAGGTAATATTGCTTCAATGTTTTGAACACCCATCGCAGAATACATTCTTCTGAACGCTTCATACATGTTGTGCATTTCTGGTGCAGCTTGTGCTAATTGTAATTGTGTCTGTGCCAAAGTAATTCTTTGTGACATAGAGAATATTGTTGGATCAGATACAGGTACAATATCTATTCTTTCATCAAAGTCGGATGCTTTTAGAGTTTGTAAATCACCCTGAACTTCATAAGGATATACAGGAGGTAAAGACTCTGCAAATATTCTAGCTAATAATTTAAATTCTATTCTTTGTGCGTAGTGCATTCTTTTGTGAATAGCAGACATAACACGCATACCTCTTTCCATAAGAGCCATGGTAGTTCCAACAGGAGCACCAGCATTAGCAGCGTCTCCTAGTTTTTGATCTGCTACTGTTGCAAATTCTTTACCAGCTTGAACACAAAAACCTAATAATTGAAATAAAGTTGGATCTGCACCTTTGTAAGGTAATGGTAGTAAACCTGCACGAAGATCACCACTTGGCGCATCAACATCTCTAAACTCACCAGGTTGTATTGGCTGGTCATCATCAGCAACTCTTAATCCTCTAGCTTTAAAACCAGCAGGTAAGTTTGCTAAAGTGCCTGCATCTATTAGTTGTCTCAACGCAGCTGTTGCTGTTCTAGACAAACCACCAATCATGTGAATTAAACCTAGTCCATAGAAACCAAGACCAGGCATAAACTTGTAGTGAACAAAGTATTGTTGTTTTTTATATAAAGAATCTTCTTGGCTGTAGTTTCTGTATATAGATAAAACTTCACCAGAACCCTCATCAATTGTTACTATGTAAGGTAGTTTAATACCATCAGGATGCTCAAAACCTTCAATGTCTAAATCTACATGTATCTCTAGTAAAGTGTATTGGTCATCTTTATAAGAATTTTTTTCTATACCAGATAACTTTCTCTCTTTTTCTTCAACTTTGTTTTGATCTTCTTCACTCGGCTGTAAAGCTATGTCACGATAAAAACCAGTAACTTGCATTTTTTTAATATCGTTTTCTGTTCTTTTTAAAACGTGAGTTACTCTCTCACATTCCTCTAGGTTTGTGGCTGAGTACGGAACAACCAAATCTTCCGATGGAACAAACTTAGAGACAGCCCTGCCAAGGTTGGAGTCGTAGTAAATTTTTTTAAATGTTGATCCTGATAGCGGTAGATAAAATAACATTTGATCTAGCTCAGGATCATACTCCTCCATAACATGCATCATTTGATAATTCATAAACTCTGCAACACGTTGAGCTTGATCCTCTTTTTCTTTTGTAGCTAAACCAATAACCTGTGCTCTTACAGGACCACTAGCTGGTAATAATTCTTTATATGCTTGTGCTTGAAACTGAGTGACAGACTCAGCTAACAACGGATGTGTAACTCCACTAGCACCTTGAAATGGTTGACTTCTTTCATTGTAGTTTAATCCTAATAAATCTAATCCTTTTGTGTAGGCCTCCTCCCACTGTTGTCTAGATCCTTTATCGTCTTCATATGATTGACGTAATTCGCTTGAAATGTTTGTTAATACATCTGGGTCCATAAAGTCTGCAAGATTGCCGTCAAAACCAGTCTCTATCTGCTCTTGTTCTGGATTTACAACGGCACCACCGTCTTCAGTCATTTCAATATTGATAGGTTCATCTGTGCCAGGTTCCAATTGAACCTCTTGTCCTACCTGAGCTGGGATTAATAATTCGTCATTGACCGTTTGTGGTTGGTCGTAATTTGCTGGTTTTTCAACAACCATTAAGCTGCTCCTATCATTTCATCCATAGACACTAGCGGATCATACTTTACATAACCCCCTGACGCTAGGTGTGTTTTTGTTGACAATACCATTTCTGGAGTCAACTTTATAGCATAAGCATCTACGGTTTTAAAGCCTGAAGGTAGTTCAACAGGTCTAGCTATCAAGCCCTCTGCTCCTGACTCTGTAATATAATCTCTTGCTTTATCCATGACATCAGCAAAATCGCTTTGCTTTGCACTTTTTGCCATTTTAAATTCTTTAACAACATCACCTTGTGCATTGACAACTTGCACTGATCTAGTCACAGATTTACCTTCACTTATCTGAACTTTTACTACTCTGAAATCTGCATTGTTTACTTTAGCCGCTCTTCGTAAAGATTGTTCTAAGACACTCGTATAGTGTTTACCGTTAGGATCTGTAACATTAGGTCCGCCATAAAACTCATACTGGCCAATACCTTTCATGTCTTTTGTTCTCTCTGCAAAAGGTGTAGCCGTTGTTCCTCTTTGACCATATCTTGCTGTTACAAGTTCAGCAGGAGATATGACATACCAATCAGATGCATTAGGATCCTTGTCTATAAATTTTCTTTTTGCTGCCATGTGCAAATCGTTTTTAATTAAAGCATCACCCCAAACTTTTCTGTCTTTCATAGGGACGTTAGGAAACAGTTTTTTCATTGTCTTAGGATCTGTGTACGCTTGTTCAAAAATATCTAATATTCTATCTCTTTGTTTAGCTGCAGCAGCTACTCCACTTCTCATCTCTCCTGTAAGCATACCAGGTCTAACTTTAGCTAAGTCTCTAAACACAGCTTGACTCTCTTTTAGTTCTTTTATGTAAGCTGCAAAATCTTCTTCTGTTCTAAACAAAGGACGCATAATGTCTTTGTGTTTTGAATAGAAAGCTAGTACGTCTTGATCTGTTGACAGTCCTAGCCTGTAGGATTCTTGTCTTAATTTTTGTGTATCTTTAACATCAATACCTTTCTCAACTAATTTGTTGTAATCAGTTATGACTTCTTCTAATTTTTTTCTATATGTCTGCATAATGTCAGACTGTATCTCATCTGCAAAAGTTACACGCACTGTCTGATCTCCTGTTATAACAGCATCATCAGTTTTACCAATGTTTGCTAATTCTTCTTGTGCCTTTGCTAAATCTCTTCCTGCTCTATCAATATTCTTTTGCGCTTGATCTAGTGTTATACGTCCACCAGATTGATTAACCAAATCCTCTGCAGATCTATTGGATATGGTCGTTAGTCTTTCAATTCGTTTATTTAATTCTTCTGTCTTTGGACCGATATTAGGTAACTGTGTTTTTGTTCCTGGTATGATTGCATATCTATCTGTGCCTCTTGTCCATCCTATAACATACTTTGTTTCATCGTCAGGAAAGAAACCATGAGTGCTGTATTGATAATATTTTATATCGTCAGGTATATCTGCAGGATCTAAATATAAAATATTTTCTCTGTATGTTTCTGGTATGGCACCACCCTCGTAATATGAATCACCATACTTACCTTTAATAAACTGACCATCAGCGTTTTCTATCTCTGATCTAAATCCTTGAACCTTTGTTTGCATTTTACGAATAGGAGCATTTTTTATTCTATCCAGTAAAGCTGCTTTCGTTATAGGTTGGCCCGTTTTTGAAACTGTTTCTAGTAACTGTGGTATTTGATAATCTTCTACCTCAAATTTAGAAATACCTTTTGATTGTAAAAAATTAAATAAGTCAGCAGGTGTATTGAAAACTTCTGGTGCATTAGGGTCAATGAGCCGTGCTTCGAGATTAGAGTAAAATCTATTTATCTTTTCACCAGCACTTGTCGCTGCATCAGCTATCTTGTCTGACTGTGCTATTCTAGTTCCTGTGTTTCCTGAACGTAGTAGATCATCAATCTTATTTGCTCCTGCAATCGCCCAACCAGGTGCTTTACCAAATATAACGTTAGCCACTTGAACTTCTGGAAGTGCGCTTTCTTTTGTTGGTTTTAATTTTGCATCTTCAAATAAATCTAATTCATCTAGGCCCATGTATGCAGGGCTTTCTTGTATGTCTCTTATGTCAACTGCGGAATCATCTGGTGTACGTAGTGGATCAGTGAACTGTCCTGGCTCTCCACCCATGGCTAGACCTGGCGGTACGTCCTGTACAATATCAACTACATCATCCTCTTTCTTCTCGTCAGTCTTTTTGTTCATCATGTCGAAAAATAGCATATCACCAATTGTGTTTCTTTTTAAGTTGTTTCTTTCAATATAAGCATCGGCTAGTTCTCTAGCATATCTTATGACATTATCGGGAGTTTCCTCAGGATCAAAAGGTAAATTACTAAGATACTCTATGTCATCCGTATCTGGAAAAGGCAGAGCGTTAGGATCATCAACCATGTTTCTTATAGCATCTTGATAGTAATGTATTAATTGATCTTGATATTCAAAGTCTGGTTTTACCGTGGTCAGCTTGAACTCTTGATACGCTTTCTCATCAGCTTTGACTTTTTCTTGTACTTTTTCATCCTGTAGCTGATTAATTAATATATTAGTATTTTTAATCATTTGTTGATAGCTTTGTCTTTTTGCTAGCTCGCTTGCAGGTAACGATAGTCCTAATTGTGGTAAAGTTTTAGACCCAACAACAAAAACGTTTTCTGTTCCTGGTTTAACTTCAGCGGTGACAAATCTGCCAGCAGCCATTGGTATTTTAACAGGTGCTTTTAATCCTGTTACGGCAACATTTTTCATAAGCTTTAATATCCCTATTGCATCCTTTGTGGTTGGTATCCCTAAAGCTAAAGGAGTAGTACGTATTACTTTTCCAAAAGTGCCAATATCTTTTCTACTTAGAACTTCCATAATTTTGCCTGTGTATGTAGGATTGACCACTAGTGGTAAGAAACCAAGACCTGATATGCCATACTGTTTTGCAACCTCTAGTCCTGTGAGATCTCTGCCCTCTATTCCACCTGCAGGCATGAAAACTTGTCTGCCAAATTTTTCTTCTATCTTACCAGTTGAACCAGCTACAACACCTACACCTTGATCAAAGTTAAACATCGCATCATCTAGAATAGATTCAAGAAACTCTTCGCTTACATCAGGATTAGTTTGTTTTATGTAATCTGCAAACTCATCTCTAGTAATGTCTGTGCCTTTTCTTATCATTGCTGCTTCTTTCGCTTGTCCCGCTGCAATGCCTGGTGGGCTTAGTTCTTGATAAAAATCTAAAAGCAAATCAGCTGTGGCTAGTGGTAATCTTTTTATAGAATTAGATATTACCTCCTTCTTCGCCTGAGATGTTGACTCTGAAAAATCACCTAAACCTTTTGCTCTTGCAAACATATCTTTAAAATAGTCTGTGTTTTCCATTTGATCATAAAAAGCCATGACGTCATAAACGGTGTCTGGACCTAAATCAAATGACTCATTAGTGATACCATTGACAAACTTGCCGTCTGGAAAAAATGCCTGACAACCTGGTGCATTAGGATCAACTCCACACACCTGTGCTTTTGATATGGCAATTTTTTTATCTTCTAAAAATTGTGCATAGTTATTTTTTGAACTTATATACTGTCTTGCATTGTCAGTTAAATTTTCATTGTCGTATTGATTATTAAATTTATTTTTTTTCTCTTTTATAAAATCTTCAAACCCTTGAAGTCTTATGCCATCTGATAATTCTATAATCTGTTCTGGAGTTCCTTCGCCTTGCGCATCTTTGAAAGCATCGTATACCTGTGCGCTAGCTCCTGCTCCTGCTGTTCCAGTTCTTTGAAAAACGTTACTAAGTTTTTCAAGAAAGCTAGGATCTCCTCCGTCTTGTAAACCAACAGCTCCACCTCTTTTCATTTCAAACAATCCTCTTCTTGCCTCGTCACTTAACTTCTGACCCTCTGCTATAAAAGGAGCTAGTTTCTCATAAGCTTTATCAAATGACTTGGCTATCGTATCTCCTGCGTTAGGTAGATTCTCATACTCTTGAATTAAAGGTGTGTCTCCAGCAAACAGTTGTTGCATTTGTTTTTGATTTAATTTTTTATAATTAGCGTATGGAACATAGGTTATAACATCTTTACCAGACTTCACTGGCACGAAAGGTATGCCTAATTTAAAATCTATATTTGGATTTACTTTTTTAAAATTATCGACAACTACAAAAACTTCTTCACTAAGTTTCTCTGCTTGTTTTATTTTTCCGTCTGCAACAAGGTCAATTATCTTTTTTGTTTTTTTATAAACCTCATTTTCCATCGCGGTTTTACTAGACACCGTTAAACGTTTGTTAATTACTTGGCCTTGAGGATTTACAAAAAATGTAAAGTCATCGCTTTCTTTATAAGTTTGTTGCGCACCTTTTAAATGTCCTGATTCAAATATATATCTTAAATTAAAAGAATCATTTGTTCCTCCAAACCTTTGTGGTTGAATGTGATCTAAACTTATTATCTGTCCTTTGCTTTCAGGAAACAATCTATTTATCTGATCAACTTTATTTTTTATACCAGGTGAGTTAAGAAAATTTCTTTTTTGTTGAATAAAACTTAATCTTACGCCGTCAGCGTTTTCCATAGTTGCAGGGATAGCATATCTTAGATCTGTAAAACCACTTGCGTTTGTGTTTGTAATTTGTTCTCCGATTTTATACTGAGATAATAATTGTTCTTTGTTCAATATCTCTTTTGCATTTTTTGCTTTTACAACATTATTAAATATTGACATCGGTAAAACTGTTCTACCGTCATCAACGGTGCCCATTTGATTTTCTAGTCTTCTTGCCTGAAAAACTGGTGGTCTAAAATCTAAATCTAATCCTCTAGCTTTTGCTATCTTCTCTCCTCCATCAATATAACTTTGCAAAGATTTTTTACTATAAGCAGACATGATAGGAGAGTTGGGATCTACAACATCTTTTAGTGCGTTATAGTATTTA